GGGGGGTGCTTCGGTGACACCATGGAGCGGGATGCGGTACTGTTCTTTATTTGATTTTATTTTTTATGTACTCATCTCTCCAAGCCATGTCTCCGGGAGCGACTCGAGGATAACTCCTCGAATCGCACGAGCTGCGTAGGCAAAAGCACAAGCCTTGCTGCTCCATCCCGAAGCAAAGTCATCAAAAACGGCGTTAGCGACAAGCTCACGCACGTCCAACTTCTTCCGAGTCATCTCGAACTTTGGCTCCTTCCTAGCCTCGATAGAGCGATAGGTGAGTGTTCGAGGGACCTTCAAAGACGACTCGGAAACGCGCACATCCCAAGCATCACGCCGTCCTCGGATGCTTGGTAGAACAAGGAATTCTGTCTCTTCAAGTGGGAGCTCAATCCCAGGGTTGTGACAAGCAAGACCTCCAAGGCCGCCAAGGAACGTAGGGAGCAGGAACCTGTTATAGGTTATCTGCTCTCCCCATTTCCCCGCGACCTCTTGAAAGGTCCCAAACAGCACTTTCGAAGCCTCTTCGATTGTAGCAGAACGGACGTACTCAGTGTCCGTGGAAATTCCACCATAGGCCTTCTCAGCCAACGATGGGACCCCCACGGACCACTTGACAAGCTCCAAGTCTTTCGACTTTAGAACCTCATCCCCGGTCAAACCGGTGGTGTCGCCCTTACCGCGGTTCTTCAGGATGCCGAAATTCACATACGGCACCCTTGTCCACGTCTTTCCATGCTGCATAAAGAATTGACTATTTATCTGGGCGTAGCCTTTGCCTACCAGGTGCTTCCCAGGGCTCAAGCGAAAGCCGGCTTCCTCAGCCATGGCCTTCCAAGAGTCGTGCTGCCTCAAGTCATCAACCATAAAAAGTATGTCGTCACCATTGACGAGCACACGGTCGCATAGACCAGTCGGCTGGCATCGCGTTACGAACATGCGATGAACGATGAAATTCACCAGACAGAGGATCGGGAAGGAGAGCGGGCTGCCCATAAGCTGCCCATTCTCCATCACGAAACTCGACGGTAGCCTCACACCGTTTTCTCTCAGCCGCTTAGACCTCTTCAGGTCCTCGGTCCATTCCGAGCATTCGGAGTAAACTGCCCACCATGGCTCCTGCTGGAGCAATTCCCTAGGCAGGGAACATGCTGGTTTCTCCGGATCAACACTCGTGTGCCCCCAATTGTACCATACTCGCGCCTGCCCGAGCCCCTTTTGCAACAGGGGTAGCATCTCAGGGTAAAGCGCACCGAGCTCCTCACAAACGATTCTCGTCACGGCCATCTTCATCTCGTCGGTTGCTCCCTTGTAGTCACCACTGACGATCCACCTGTTCTCCTCATTCCAACCCAGCACATGTCGGATAACCTCCGACGAGACTTCCTCTCCAATCAAACGGAAAGGACGGTAGCCACTTTCAGGCTCCCAACCCCTAAGGGTCTCCCACAAAAAGCGCTGGGTCGGTTTCAGGATACTATAGTGATCGTACTTGCCTTTGGTTATAATTCGCGCCTTGAATGGTTCAAGAACCACAGCCGCTTTCACCTCAGGTAATGACAACCAAGCCGCCCTTCTCCACGTATGGAAAACCGACTCTCCAATCAGATAACCGTGAATGTACTCCACTCCATTAAAGTCCTTCCCGTCCGGGTAACGGACACCGACCAGCCCCCAAAGTGCACCCCTCCAGCATAGGTTTCCACGAAAACCTCCCGACGACCTGGGCATTTCAAAACACCCAGACCACGAGAGATTGTAGTTTGACCGAACTGTATAAGGGTCTTCCTGAGGCTTACAAACCTTAGGGCAAAGGCTTCGATGTCCGCCAGTCAAAGGACCACCAGCAAAAATGGAACGTACCACCGATCCAGCTGTCACCCGGAAGTCCTGTTCGAACTCCGGGTCAAGCACTTTCTTTTCTGAGAGCACTTTTGCGTGAGACGTCAACGAATCGACGACGCCCCGCACTCCCAGGGGGAGTAAGGCCTTCTTCAGCCCTTGGCTGTAGGTGACCTGAAACTCCTGACTCTTGCGATCCAAACCGGACCTCCATGCCATGAAGGTACGATAGGAACCGCCGAGGGTCCACCCGTCCGGGCCATAGGTCCCGGCGGGTCGCACAGGTGCAGTTGTGGCGGATTCAAAGTTCTTATCCAACCATGACCAGAAAGTGTACAACATGTGGTACTTAAGAGTGGGTATAGCTACCTCACAAAGCTCGAGAACCGTGAGCTCCCCGAGGAAAGTCTCCTCTGCCTCGGGGTCAGAATTCCTTTTTCCCATGACTCTGTAGAACTCGATGAAACGAGCCAGGGTATCCTCCGCGCGCGTACAGGCACGTCTTACGTAACCTGTTAGGGACGACTTGTCTTCCGACAAGAAGTCCAGAAGTTGGACCGTGCAGGCAATTCGATCTGACAGTAGCTGCCACGACCAGGATTTACCTCCACAAAGGAGAGTATTCAACCGGTCAACGATCTTGGCAGCTCGGATCGAGCAGGCGCCTTCGCCGTCATCTGGAGTAAAGACTTGGCAAACCAGTCTCTGCATTGCAGGGCAGTGTTTCCTCGTATAACAACTCCG